AAATGCATTGGTCACTTTGTATAGTTGATTGTTGAATCTCAACAAGTCATTGTATGCATAACTTGTAGACGCTTTCCAGTCAACGACTCTAGACGTACTTGATATTCTATCAAATTTTATTGTTGTGTTAATATCTCTTACTAGGTCATTGTTAAGATTTGCATAGGCTCTCGCCGCATCCGACGGAGTTGTACCATCATTTTTTCCACCTGCCAACAACACTGTTGGAGTAGTCGTATAATTGGCTCCTTGGCTGTTAAGTATAATTGCATGTAATTTTCCATTTTGTATTATCGCAGTTGCCGTAGCCGCGGTAGTCGTCGGAGTAACATACATTTTGTACACACCACTTTTTGTTGCAATAGCGTGATTTGTAGAACCTGTAGGCATATAGAAAGTTTCGGTGTATCCGCTAAACGTGTGTGTATGCGAAGTTCCCGAACCTCCATTTTGTGTGTCAAATATTTCAGCCTGTTGCTGACTTGTAAACAATGGATAGTAGTATCCATAACTTCCCGAAGTGCTACCACTTGTGCTGGTTCCCAATATCTGGAAAGGACCTGTACTTGCAGTAGTGCCACCGAGTACAGTTACAGTAGGTGCAACCTCGTAACCAGAACCAACATGCGAGATGCTAATACTCTGGACATATTTTTTATGGTAATCATTCCACATCTGCCACGGATACTCTGTCAACTTCTCTGTGTCGATCGTTGCGTCTAATGATCTTACTACACCGGCATTTGAATCATAAAAGGACGGACTGTCGAAGTCTGTGTATATGCCGTCCTGTGTTTCTGTGTTAGTGTAGGCAAGTTTGTACTCACGCAGTTTGGTGTTGAATGGTTTGACTTCATTGATATATTCTTCTATCCATTTGTCTGTGCCGATTGTGTATGTCTTACGCTGATCCAACGACCTAGCAGAATTCTTCACATTGATGAAGCTTGTTTTGAATAGCCAATCAACGTATAATTGTTCGGATAATACTTTTCTCAATCCTGTAAAGAATAATTTGTTATATTCATCTGCTATTGCATTTACAAAGAGATCATCTCTCAACGCAGTCAACACTTTCCTTGTTTCTGTACTCGGCTCTTGGTCAAAGAAGTTATCATCAAAATTATCCCCTCCAGCAAAACCTGTGGCGTCTTGCGAGTAATCATAAAGTTTTGTGCTTAATTTAATTGTACCGTTTTCGGTAGCTACGTTATCCCATCCATCTGTGGTTTTCATAAACAATTTCCAACCACCTGTGTCGGCATTTGTAACCTTCACGTGTTTGCCAAGCTCGAGGGTAAGCTGATCTAGTTCGTATTCGTATGTTACCTGCTTATCAATTTTTGTGTTGGCATCATGTACCATGCCTGCTTCACCATGATGGCCCGGTGCTTGGTACCAGTCCATGTAACTCCAAAATTTAGAAGTGTCATAGGTCTGTACTTTTGTCCTTGTCCACACTGTGCCATCCCATGTATAAATTGCCCAGTAGTTAGAAGCAGTCTCATCTGATTTTACAAGATATTTTACTGTACCGGAAATATCGGCTGTATTCAAATATGTCAACTCAGCATATGTGTTCACTGTGCCGTCCCATTCACCGCTTTGTTGCGTAGGTTCAGGTTCCTTGGCATCTAGATTTGTTAGGTTAATCTGTCCAACTAATTGATGTTTTTCAAGTACACTGTTTGCATAATCAATAAGTTCTTTAAGAGCATTGAACCTATCTGCATACCAGCTTTGTCTTGGTCTAATATTGTTTCCATATTTTTCATTTGCAGGAAGTTCTTGGTCCGGAACAAGGTCTCCTGTGGATGTTTTACCAATTAACGAGTCCCACCATCTTGTCTCTATCACTGTTCCCGGTCTGTAATCCTTGTCACCTTCTCTGGCAAGTTTCCATACACTGTGACTGTCTCCCTCGAAGTTGTTAGATCTGATATCCACGTTCAATACAAAGTCGTCACCTTTAAGAACGCCAACGTTGAACAACATCAGAGTATTTGTATCAGTCGGAGCATAGTACTTTATGTTAAATCTTTTTGGATTTGTAATAATATTTGAAATATATGCAGTAGTATTCTTCCTATGCACAACGCTATTTGTAGGCATAGTGTTTTTGTTTTTTACCCAATAATAATAGTAATTTACAAATCTATCCAATTTTGAATTATATCTTGGTTTAATTGTGTAATCGTCATTGTTTAGTGCTGTGCCTGTGACTGGTTGACCAACTGGTACTGCACTTCTATCATTCCACTGCTGTGGTGTTAGTGTTGATTCCGTCCATTCGTATATGTCTATGCTTGAACCAGGAAATGTTTGTCCCCAGTGATTGTGTTTGTATTCTTGTGTGTCTTGCTCATACCATACCCATTTTACTTTAGACAGATCCCACCAAACCTCTCCTAGATGATTTTCATCCCACGGAGTCTGCGTGTTAGGATTTGATCCTGTGTTGTATTCAGCTGGATCCCACGGCGATTTAATATTAATTTCTCTGTCTGCTATTCCTAGTATTCTGCCCTTGATCGGATCATATAAATCATAGTAATCTCTTATTTGTTTGCTTTTTGTATTAAAATCAAATACCTGTCCTAATTTGCCTGTATCAATTAATGCTGTTTCCTTTACAAGATCTTTCCATGCGAACTGTCCAACAGTTTTCAAGTCATAGTTTTGGACTGTACCGTCATTTTGTACTTTGGTGCTACCATCACTTGATATGTTGCCATTGTCGTCTGGTGCTCCAACAAACACACCATGGTCCGTGATACATAACCCTCTGCCAAAATCATCATTTTCGGATACAGAACTTGATGATAGCTTGTCGTCAATTACAAATTTTGTGTTGTATTTTGTTGCAGTGTAGGCCGCACCTGACCCTTTGTTTTCGTCTACAAATAATGTGTCTTGTAAATCGAATGTTGTTGCTCCTGAATCGAATCTAAGTTCAACTGCGTTAGAAAAATTCTCTGCTCCAATCATTATTCTGTTACCATCATTGTTGGTAGTAACAGTTGAACCAAATTTCATGTTTACTTCTGTGTCAGGTGTATTCAAAGTTTGTTGTAGCGTGAAGGTGTTAGTTGATCCATCTACGTTCCATTTGTAGTAATACACCGCACCGCCATCTGCCTGTAATAGTTGATCTACGCCAGGTGCACCAATAATAAGTGTCGTGCCATCTTTACTCATTGCGATCGCTTCTCCAAAGTTTGTGTTCAGAGAAGACCCGTCAGCAGATGTTCCAGTCAAAGTCTGTGTTAATACAAACGAGTTCTGTGAGCTTCCGTCACTTGCTGATCCAGATCTCACAAATATCTCAACTTTGCCTGCATTGCCAGGAGCCAAAGAACTGACAGCTAAAATGTCACCATTATCGTTCGTTGCTAATCTATGCCCAAAACGTTGTCCGCCGCCGCCGTTTGGTGCTTCCAATGTGTAGTCTTGTGTCCATGCATCGTATGTTGATCCATCTGCACCAATTCCCCAGGTGTACATGTACACTCTTCCAGTGTCATTGTTATGTCCAGGAGCTGATACAAAAAGGTATTTGTTCGTGGTTGTCCTCGTAGAACTTATCTGTTGTTCAGCAATTTTGTGATCCCATCCAAAATTTAAATTCTCATTGCTGGATGATCCATCTGTCGGTGGACTTATTGTATCCAGTATTCCATACTTGAATGAGTTTGGATCCCATATGTAAAGTTTAAGTAGTCCTGAATTTAGCTGTCTCGTGCTTCCGTCAGAATCTAAAGTGTTTGTGTATGGTGCTCCAGCTACAACAAAGTTCTCATCTGTACTCATTGATAAAGAATCACCCAACCTGCTTGTATTGTCAGTATTTTCTGTCATTGTAGCAGTTGACTGGGTGCTGAATGCTGTGCCGGCATCTGGTAATCCTCTGAATAAGAAAGTAAGTTCTCCTTGTCCTTTTCCTGGTGCTGAAATTACTACCGATCTTCCGTCATTCCTTGCAACAATACGATAGCCAAATTCTTGGTCGGCAGTGGATGCATCTGGAGAAAGTATTAACTTAGAATTGTAAGGATCTTGTTTCTCATAGACATGCCATAAGCCTGCACTATCCGAATCTACAAATACTTTATCTCCCGGGGTCATTAGAGTATCGTCTCGGTCGTTGTAGTCACGATATGATAATTTGTTATTTGTGTTATCCATCGACGACAATCTCACTGAAATAAATTTATACACGTTTCCAAAACTGTCTGCTGTTGATCCATCTAACAGTGAAGGTAAAAAAGACACACTCCCTGAGTAATCAATTATGATAGTATTGTGATCGACTACGCTAGACACTTTATATGCACCGTTTAGCTGACGTTCCTCACTGTTCGATATAGCAAAAATATCTGCTTCTGTTGTGGATGTGCCTCCTGACAGTCCATGTGATTTGTCAAACGTTACCTCTAACTGATTTTGATCATTGATTGGCGTAAGCGTAGCTATGTTGAACCCAGCATTTGTAAGTCTAAACACGTCCCAGTCGTTGTTTGATTTGTTTGCTACCCATATTAAATCATTTCCAGTAACACTGTTCATGTCTATGTCCAACAACTCTTGCAAATCAAATGCAGTCCTTTGCACCTGGCTTACCTGCGGATAACCTGCAGTTTTGAATACCTGTGCATGTTCTCTATCGAATCCTTCTTTACTGTAATCAAGTCTGCTGAATGTAGTTGAAGCTGTGTATTCTACAGGCTTGTAATACAAATCCTCTTTTGCTATGCCTTTGGATCTTGCAAAGTTTCTAGTAAAATTAGAAGAATCAAAAAGTTCTATACTTTGAGGATCTGCTGTGATGCTACTCTCTCCTAATTTGATTTGGATATTTTCTATGCTATCTGTGTTTCCAAATTTTCCAGTCCTTATCATCCATTCAGGATATAAATCTAACGTTATGTCTTCGTTTTCATATTTTGCTTTCAGTATCTTGTCAATCGCCGCTTCTGTTCCTTTTTCTCTAATGTATCCCTGATAAAACTTATACTGTGATACATCGTTTACAAATAAATTTTCTAAGTAATCTCTTGACTGATAACCTATCAATCTCTGTGCCAACTTCTGTTGCGATTCATCAAAATTATTTGTTTCTAATTCATAAAAATCGTTAAATTGAGATATTTTGTAATCGAAGTTTGGAATAAGTTGTGGAGCTGGTTTTTTATCTTTTAACATCCAGTTTTCTCTGTCAAATGATGTGCCACTGTTATGGTTCACTTTTGCCACATAGAATTTTCCTTGGTATTCGACACTATCGCCTATTTTGTAATCTGTATTTCTAAGCCAATACGTAACCTGAGCGGCATCGAACACAAAACCAGGAGCATAGTAGTCGCCATTCCAATTGCCTGTTTTCCAACCAACCAATTTTAATCTTTGTTGTCTGAATCCTGTAAATGGTTGGTATATTATATCACTGAAAACAGTGCTGTTGTCAAACAATATAATGTGTTCTTTCTGTACTGTATTCAACGCAATATTATATAGACCAATCTCGGATGATTTAATAGATAGTTCGAATGTCTTCCCCATCCGTTTTGTGCCAATCTCTTTGATGTCTATTTTTCTTCCGCCTGCGTCTACAAGTGAATAGTCTCCTGCTAGGTTTCTTAACTGTCCAACCACAGCATCTTTAGTATCTAATTCGAATCCGTCTGCGGCCGGAGACACAGTGATTGCTGATCCAGGTGCCCATTCCTGCGTAGTCCAAAATAAAAATTCTCTAACTGCATTTTGCCAATTTAATGTTTCTTTCAATTCATTTGAAAATTTATTAAAACTAAATCCTTGCGTCTCTAACCATTTTCCATAGCCAAGCAAGAAATCAGTTACATCTTGAATAGTAGTAAACACGTAACCATAAGGAATTGTTTGTGCCTCGCTGTAAAAGTCATTGTAACTTTTTACCTCTGTAGAACCAGGTACACTTATTCCACTGAACCTGTTGGTTTTCCTCGGATAGTAAAATTTGAAATATGGTTTGGCAGTCGAATATCCTAAAATTTTGTAACCACCCAGTAACGAAGATCCGTCATGTGAGACGTCTGTGTTCTTTTCAATCAACACTCCACTGTAGGAAAAACTGTCAACAGGATTTGACGTTCTAAAAAGTATCTTGTAGTTTTCGTCTGGAATAAATTTAGATCCCGACGTTGAACCTGGTGATACAGAATCTGTTAATATTTTTAGATTATCTTTGTCTGAAAATCCTCCGAGTTTGTATGCTAATTGCACATTCAGAGCCTTCATCTTATCATAGTAAAAAGTTTTTACGTCAAGATTACGAAACATTAGGTAATTTACCACCAATGGTTGATAACCAGCTGTTTTATAGGTAGTTACAACACCAGTTGCTGAATTAGTCGACGTTTCCAGATGATATTTAGAACTTGCTAAAGTTCTTCTTAGTCCTGTATCCTTGTCTATTTGGTTTCCTGATATGTTTGTAGTAAGTCTAGATGTATCAAAATAGTTAGAAAAGAACTTGGCAGGACTTGCCAACGCCAATGTTTTTAACACAGTGAAAGGATAAGCACTTGATCTTCTCCAAGTAGTTTCAGCAGGTGATTGATCACCGAACTTCCAAGACGTACTTCTTCCAACAGCATCTATCTCATCTATCAACCCAACACTCACTGGATCTAATAAATTTCCTGAGCTATCAACTGGTAGGTAGCTTTTAATACCGGGCTTTCCGTACCTGCCTGATTGCGTTGCTATTGCGTTCCATAATACATCGTTTGAAGAAGTGTATGGTGCTGGTCCATACAAGGTCTCCCAGTCTGTGGGCTTCTCAGAATGTCCAAGCATTTCCCATGGTCTCACATGGGGTGCATCTGTATCGTAATGATGTTTATAGATGCCTCTCCAATGTCCTTGTAGATTTGTACCTGTGACTGCACCTGTCGATCGAGAATAGTTGTATGTGAAAGGTGACCCTTCGCTGAATGAAGTGTTGTTGATGTACTGAACATTGTTTCTGCCAGCCCATACATAAAAATCAGGTCCCATAATATCTGTGACTTCATTTACTGTGTATTGCGATGAAGTAAATGCACTCGGCATGACATCAGATATGTTTACAAGACTCGAATCATAATCTGTTTTTAAATTATTGTAAATTCTTTTTTCAAGTTCTAAAATAAGATCGTCTCTTTCATCACCATAGGCTTTGATTATTGATCCATCATGCTTTCTGATGACACTAGTATCTATCAAATAGGTATCGTCAGTAAACGCCTCAGGTTTAAATCTAGGATACATTCCTAATTTTGTCGGCGATGTAGGCATGAAGCTACCTTTGGTATCTACATAATCCTTAATAGTAACTGTATCACCCTCGGCTAACGTTTTTGAAATTGTAATACTATCATCGTCTGTGCTGAATGTATAATCTGTATCAACTAAAAGTTGTGTTCCGTTTAGGTATACGTACACTGCCCTGTTACTCACTTCGCTTATATCGTGTTTTGAATCGATAGCATAATCAACTTGAGAAGATCCTAAAACGGTGTAGTTTCTTGTGGAAACATTTTCACCGTATCCAATCATGTCCTCATGGTAAAAAGGAAACGTTCTAGTTCGACCAACGGTGATCTGTTTTATAATTTCGTCTACTCTGTCTGCGGCAACACCTTCATAAGCTGTACCCATAGCGTAGGTTAAAAATGAGTTGTACCATTTTTCGTACTCTTGATTTACATAATCTATTGCCGTAATAACATTTGTATCTTGATCTATCAAACCAAACATAGCCGGCATTAATGGTCCTTCGTGCTGATGAATCGTACCACCGTTCAAACGTGCATTTGGTTTATCTCTTAAATTACTAGTTCCTGGTATAGCACCCGTTACATCTTGGTTCTTATCAAATATATCACGTAAGTGATGCAATATTTGACCGAACGTAAATTCTCCTAGTTGCTCATTCGCACTATTAGTTGAAATGTTATCAGGTATTTCATATATTCCGATCTCATCAACTTTTTTGGCACTACTGTATCCTGCGATACGTATCTGATCATTTACATCCAACTCTTTGTTGAATTTAATGTATCTGTGTGTTGTACCATCGACTAAAGTGTAGTCTGTGATGATAGTTTTTCTAAGACCATTTACGGATACTGATAATTCTAGATCACTCAGTGATGCTGATTCTTTGTAAAAGTCTATTGCAAAAAGTTGTTTTTCTGTGCTGTCTACAATGGCTGTTCTAATTACACGCTGGTTATATGGATTAGTCCTCTTGATCCAAGCGTTTCGCGAAACGTGTGTACTGCTACCGGTAGTATAATGTAGATGTCCCTCGGCAAGTTTTTTTGTAGTTGTCTCACCGTTTGACTGATATGTAAATGCTCCGCCTGTGTGATCCGATTCAAATACTATATCGCCTACATTATTAATAGTGTTGTACTTGACTTTGATTCCCAGCACAGTGTCTGTTGTTGCAGTATCGGAAGTTGCAAATTTAAAAACACTTGCACCAGTAAATGATGAATTTGGATATGTTGTTTTATCATCGAAACTTATATGATCGTTATCCCACATTCCAAACAGAGGTTGTTGGTTTACATCTGTCTTCTCCTGTGCTTCTATCCATTTTTTACTTGTAGAATCATAATAGAAAGTTTTACCTTGATTGTTTGTACCAAATTCTATGAATATGCTATCATTATCTGACGGAGTTCCGTCTGAGGCTTCTGTCAGAGATATAACCTGACTCGAGTCACCGGCTGTAACAAAATTTACATCATAAATTTTACCATTGACTAATGGATCTGTATCAGCTGAAAAGACAACACGCATACCAGTTGCAAGAGATAATCCGTCAGTGATATGACCAAGCTGATTTACTACAGTGCTAAATGCGTCAGTGGTCACATTATCAAAGAGTGTGACAGACTTCTTTCCAACAGTACCATGATTATAAAGTGCAAGTCCTGAATCAAATTCTATAATAGGTCTTTTGGCTCTGTCCGTTTCATCTAAATTTGGTGTAAAGCCCGTAACTTTCGCTGTCTCCTCAATTACCGATCTATGGAACCACCTGTTATAACGAGACCATGCATTCATATCTCGAGAATCTCTCTTGATTGTTATATAATCTTGCTTCTCGGGTATGTAAAATGCTTTTGCGTATGGTCTGGTATCATATCCAACTGTGCCATACTCTATAGTCGTCGCTGTTGAGTAACTTCCGGGCGTAATCAATTCCTCTACATCTGTAAGCGTAACTGCATCGCCGACACCTTCGACATAATATTCCTTGCCTTGATATTCTGCCGAAACCAATGAAGATTTAAATTTTATCTTCATGCCATTAGAAATATCTAATGTTCTTAGGCTATAATTTTTTACCCCAATTATGTCATTGGCAACATTTATAGATGTTGAAGCTGTTGCATCTCTAATTTGTAAAATTCCATACATGGCATCATGATTGCCACACTGATAGTATAAGGTTGCCGGGGCACCTGTCGGAACTGTAAATGTGACTGTGCCACTATCTGTTCCGGCATTTGTTACACCTGAAGTGTAAAATAAATTTGTCGATCCGTCTTTGTACGGCTCTGTCATTATCCAGAAAGGATGTCCTTTGGCATTTACTTTAAATTTGTAAGTGTTGCCTCTATACAGTGTTATAGTTGGATTATCTTCATTGGGCCTGTGATTAAAATTATATGCACCCTTGGCAAGATTTACCACATCGTACTCTGCTACAGCACCAGGACCTACTGAGTCTATTTCTATCGATGGCGGTCCTTCGGGTATCCAGTAATATTCTCTGTAATTGATCAGCTTATCATAATCGATTGCAGGATTCCAAGAGTATACAAGTTCTTTGTTTAACCTGTCATGGTTATCTACCTTGGCACCAAAATATTTTAATTGATTTATGTAATCATCATATGTTGCAGTAAATTTAACTTGGTCTTCCGGATTTACAGATGTTGTGTCTTTGTCCGTGTAGGTAATTGCAGGCTCAAGTTGATAGGCAAATCTATCTCTAGATGTGGCATCTATATACCTGTCGTTTACATTTCTTGTATAAGCATCTTGCCTTCCTATAAATCCATCAAGCCTTTCTAAAGAACCTTTTTGTACTAACGGATCTAAAGTACTAGCTAAAAATCTTTGGTTAGTGTCTGTCCTGTAGAACGCAGGTAAATGCTGTACTGTCCTTCTGTACTCGTTATTGCCTTGCTTGACAACTTCGTTATTAGTGGATGAATTTATTTGATTATCCGCCATTAGTATCCTGCTCCACTACTGCCGGTGCTTGACCCGGAACCTGATGTAGTAGAGCCTGACACTGCTGATCCTGATGTAGTGTTTGTTGTGGATGTTGTTGAAGTTACCACAGTGCCTGATGCAACTAGTTGATTGGCACCAAGGGCAGTTATTATGGATACATCATCAACGGTGGCCCCACTAATGAATATTTCGTCTGCTGACGAGTCAATCTGAAACAAAGACCCAAAACTTTGTCCTGATTGATTAGGCACTATAACAACTGTAAGTAAGTCAGGTGCCAATTTATTGTGTACGTAAGCCGATAATTCTGTAAAATAAAAACTGTCACCAAAGTCCCAATTATCCAATGCAAAAAATTCGTTTATTGCGGATATTACCCTAGTTTTAATTACAGCATCTGTTACATTTGTTTTACTATTTTTAACAACCTTAAATGTTGCTTGTAATTTTTCTTCAGAATTATTGCCAAAAAGTATTTTATATTTTACAGGATGGTATATTATTTGATCTGAAAGTGACTTTAACTTGTTAAGTTGTCCTGCATAACTGATTCTTAATTGGTCCGCAGTCGAAGGTATAGGTTTTGTGCCTCCGTCTTGTAGCCATATTCTAAATAGATTATCGTATGTTCTTTCTAAAAGATATGTGTCAATTATATTTGATACGCTAGGATCGATTCTAGTTTCCTGTCCTGCATGGTGTCTGTATTGGAAAGATATAGATCCTCTTCCTTTTCTCGCAAGGTAATCAGTTGTAGTAGTCAAAGTGTTTGTAGTAGAGCTATATTTTTTAATTACGTCTTCACTCGAGTCATAAAAATAAAATAATTGATTGTCTGCGTAAGAAACTGCATTAAGATCTATGTCAATTTCATTTTTAGTTACGATAAAGTTTGTTGAAGCATATGGTCTGTATCTTTCTATTGTATCATATGAAATATATTTTTCGAAAAACACAAATTTTGTAGTTTCAGATAATGTTGGTTCAACAACAATATCAAATATTTCAGGATTATCAACTACGCCATCATCGTCATCGTCAAAAAATCCAACCTGTACTTTCCTGTTATCTTGAAATCCGTCCACTTCTGTAACTGTATCCACTATTTGCCACGTGATTGGGTAACCTATACTGTTTCCAGTAGACACCAAAGAATTTGTTTTTAAAATTTTTACAGTATCCTTGACTGATTTACCTGTGGTGTAGTCATAAATTTTTTCTTGTGTATCGTAATGGAATTTGTTTTGACCAACTGATTCAAAAATGTAATCTAACTTTCTGTAAAACGTTGTGTATGTATTTCCGTCGTTTGTAAACTTGAACCACCAACTTGCATCTAAATTACCATTTGATGTACTTCCGGCGTCATTTAAAGTAAAAATCTCACTGGTACTAAGGTTAGTAGATGTAATCACTTTCCATGTTTCCGAATCTTGATCATATCTTAACCCAAACTCTTCATATGCGTCAATTCTTGACAACAAATCTGCTTCTAGAGTTGAGCTAAATGCAGTTGTAAAATTAGGTATTATTGCATTAAGCACAGCACCGTCTGGAATGATATCAGATAAAGTAACCGGTCCAGCACCTGATTCTAAATTGCCAAGGCCTCCGTTGGCTCCGTCACCAACCACCGCTCCAATTTTTGCCCATGCTCTGTTTTCGCTTTCGTCTGTTGTTAATGTTACTAATTTCCCGTTTTTAAATCTCCTTGTATCAGGAGATGTAAATTTCATTAAAGATCCTGGTTTTGCAAATTTCAATGCCGATGTGGCAAATTCTCCCACTGTCAGTGCACCGCCTGAAGTAAAGTAACCTGTGTTAGTGTTAGTCGATGTTGAAGTGCTATTCCAGGTTGCTGTAAGTGTGCTTAAATCTTTTGTGCCATATTTAAGATAGTAAAACTGTCTTGCATATGCAGTCTTTAACTTGTTCTCAACAGATTTGTCTAGCACGGACTGTATGTCGTTTTTATTATTAAAAGTGAAAGTGAATTTCTGTAAAGATTCTTCCCTATAAAGTATTCCGTCGTCTGCGAAGACCGATACGTTTGAATAGGCTCCTGTTGGATCTAATATCTCTTTTGCTCTTGATATTCCCGATGCTGATCTATTCACTGATCTCGCCTTCACTATCTCCTGTGATACACCCAAAGGCACCACTTGGTAGTCTTCAGCTGTTATCATTCTATTTTGTGAGTAATAAACTTGCGCCGCTTTTTCTTTTATGGAGTCATTACTTTCGCTAGCCGCCGCATTGTATACAGATGATTTCAAACTACAAACAACCTGTAACGTTTGTTGTCCCCCGTTTGCGTCAATGTAAGGAATAGAAAGTCTAATATTTTGTAGGTCTGCAGATTGTATTGCGTACTTGGCATTATCGCTTACTCTGTAGTACAGTCTAAATGATCCTAATGGCATGTTAGCAAAATTTCCATCGCCAAATACTAAATCTATTGCATCGTCATTTTTAGTAACAACATTGAAAATATTTCTTTCAGCTTTAGAAAGAGAATTATAAATTGCATTGTTGCCGGCAAGTGAAGGAACCTGTGACCATCGTTGTGCAATTTGTCCAAACTGATCTAGCTTGAATAACCATACATCTGAATCGTTGATGTTTGTATTTTGAATAGGTTTTACAAAGTTAGTTGTGGCTGTGTCTACATTGAAGTCTATATTTTCGATCCGTCCTTGTTTGAATAGAAAGAAAAAACCTGTATTGTTTGAACTGTCACCACTGCCATCTGATCTGTATGTGTAAGTTAGGCCCGTGCCATTGATCGGTTCTGCTTCATATATAGATTCCGAATTTTCTAATGAAGACGGAACAATCTCAAATGCTCTACTCGTGCCACCTATACCTTTTGTAAATCTATATACCGGCAGGTCTGTTTGATTAGAACTTAATGTGTAAACCTCTGTGTCTACTCCGCCAATGGTTCCTGACTCTCTTGGATTACCAAATAATTGTCCTGTTTGGTTGGCGGCGTTTAGTATAGCTGTGAATTGCTCTCTGTAATTTGTGTTTGCACTGTCGTTCCATACTACAGATGTATTTGCTAAATTTGTACCTGTGCTGTCAGTAACATCCTGTGATGTTGAGACAGAATCAATTTTTAAAAGTCCAGTGGCTGGCTTATTTCTTTTGGCATTGTAGTTGATAAGTCTTGCTAATCTCAGAATTGAATTTCTTCTTTCGGCAGTCTCTAAAAAATTTTCTCTTGCATTTAGGTCTACCCTGAAAGATAATGCTTGAGATATGTAAGCAATCAAGTCAATTAATGCAACATACTCAGAGCTTTCTACAAAGTCATTGAAGTCGTCCGGATAATTCTCACGTAGATACGCAACCATCGTCCTACGTAGAGTTTCAAAATCGTAACTTTTGAAATCCGCCTGTTGGAAAGACTGGTAGATCTTTTTCCAATCTTCCGCTACTAGTAATCTGTTTTGTCTATCTGTGCTGGCCATACTGTTTGTATGGATATTTATGTATTAAATTAAGTGCGTGTATTAAGATAGACGTAGCAACGAATTTTCATCGAAGTTGAATCTTAACTTTTCAGTGATATCAAGAGGAACATAGGTGATGCTGGCCTCTATTGCAATGCCTTTATCGGCCTCAGACACAACAATTTCCTGTGTGGAAATCCTAGGATCAGCATTTAGATTGGCTGTGACATCCTCTATTATAGCGTCTTTAAGTGCTGTTGTGAATGGCTCAAATATGGCATCATAGATTATTGTGCCAAATTCAGGGTTCTCAACACGTTCTCCCTTACGCACACTGAGTCTGTTAATCAGATCTTGCTTTGCACACTCGAAGTCATACAGTTTGAAATTACGCTGATCGGCCCTGGAACTGAATCCTTTGAATGTAACCTTGTTACCTTGTTTGCCCGATGTATTGTTTTCGTATGCCATTTTTTATATTTACTCCCTAAAATCTAAAGAAATCCTTGATTGCCCCGATGGCCTGATTTTTTAGTTCCGCTACCTGTCCTTGAATGAAGCTTATTACTGCTTCCTTCGGATCTAGGGTTATAAGTTTGTAGATTTCCTCTGCCTTGACCACAAGTTTTTTTAGATCATCTACAGGCAGTTTAATCTTGTCGTTCAGTTTCACAACCTTGCTCAATTTTTCTGACACTGCTTTTATGCTTGGTTGTTTCAGAAGTTCCGCTTTGATCACTTTCAGTTCCGTTGCCGACAAATCCGGGCTGGATTTCTTGATCTCTGCCATTGCTTCATTAATGTATGCTTTTGTTCTCGCAGTACTGCTCTGCCTGTCATATGGTTCGTGGGTCACAAAGTCAGACACAGTGGTCTTGTTTTCGATCTTGTTAGGCTTTCCTTGCGGTAGAGGATTATCGTCGTCGATGTCTATGAGCCCTTCTGTTACCTTTATGCCAATGGCATCTGGATTCAACCATGATGGTCCCCATGTACTGCTGGCGCCAACTGAATTGAAATGCACCTGTGATCCTGCTAGGTCAATCCTGCCACCGGCTCCATGCAGTTGTGGTCCGTCTGTGAATGATGTTATACCGTCCCTGGCGTAGTTCCTGACCGACCCTTTCTGTGAGCTGTTCAATATGCCCTGCTCACCCATAGCGAACAAGTAACCTTTTGCGTTTAAGGCAATGTTGGTCTCTGATGTGAAATTGATCTGACCCTTGGCATGGAAGTTGATGTGCATGTCTGAGTGTACGTTGAAGTCTCTGCCCGATCTCATATTGATCCCACCTTCGGAGTAGACACTGACTGTGCCGTCCGCATCCATCTCGATGAATGCCTTGCCCGTTCCGTTTGCAAGATACACTACACCCTCTGTGTCATGCATCAACAACTGGTGTCCTGATGCTGTACGCAATCTTGTAAGTTGATTGGTGCCGTCCTCGGCGCCGTCGTCCATTACGAATGTGTGGCCTGAAAGTCTTTCAACAATTTCAGTAGCGTTTGAATCCGATGTGCTTACCTGTGTAGCTTTCTTTTTTTCATTTACACGTCCGGGTGTGCTCATACCGAATACACTGCTAGGAGCTTCTCGCTGTGCAGACGAACTAGTAGTACCCCTCACATCATCACCGATCAGTCCACTTTTAAGTAAAGTCTCTGCAAAAGGATGTAAAGGTCGGTCCTTGTTCTGGTAATTGCTTTCGTCAACATCTGCGTATCTATTGACCTCACCAGCTGGTAGATTCTTTGTGCCATATTTGCTTACACCGTCCTTACCGTCTTGGTCTTTTACCTTATCGCTTGACGCAATACCTGGTGTCATGTGATTTGTTAAAGGTTCCTGAATGCAACCTATCCAGAATGCTTGGTCCATTTTTCCTTCGGCAAAAATTACAAGCACACGTGTTTCTAGATCCGGTGGCACTGCCCAAAAACCATAAGAGAACTGTGAGTCATCGTAAGCCTGTCCTGGCTTGTTGTGTCTCAGTCCTTTGGTCCCATAGAAAGGAGACAGATAATCACAATCGACAAGACTATCAAAATTGCCATCGTATGTTCCTGTCAGTGCAGGAATAAGGACTTTTAAACGTCCGGCCCTCAAAGGATCTTTGTTGCCTTTTACGATACCAATATATGGTCCTGAATTTTCTATACCCCAATCCTGATTCTTTTGAGGTGCTTTTGATGTTGACGCATCGCCCTTAAGATAGTTGTACATCGACATTATACGAATCTCCGTATATCAAATTTTTCCATTAGCCTACCAAGTGCATTGTTTTTTTCTTCAGTTAGTTTTGCTTGTAGGCCGTCTTTGTCTAAAAGTTTGTTTGATTGATCTAGGTAAGGATGTGGACCATAAACTTTTTTACTTGTAGGGGCATAAGGCCTGGGTCCTTGATTGTTTGCTCTCACTAATTGTAGCTCCTGTACAAATTTACCATCCTCGAATACACTATCAACTTGAATCACTCTGTAAAATCCGCTAAACGCAACTTGTTCATCTTTACCTAATTCGTACACACCTTTATTATCATCTAGATCGGTCGGCGCTCTAAAGTTTAATTTAATTATTGGTTCTCCTAGGTCCATGTTGTAGTTTCCGAATATTGTGCTCCACATTTCCCTTCCACCTGAGAATGCTGATCTGTTTCTATCGTTGGCCAACCCAGGTTTTTTTACATCTGGATTTGTGGGTATGAACTGACCTTGACCTAGATATGCGGGGTCACCTAGTATTGTCATATTCATTGTTACCATATCTGCTGTTGGATTGGAAAGTGCGTCAATGATTTGATCCAATCTTCCTGCATCACCTTTTTGCACACCCGCACTCACACTTGTTACTACTGCCGCATTACTTTTGTGTATGAATGGAGGATCGGCAAAATTATTAGTTGAGTTCGGATCCGTAACACTAACAGTGTTGTCATTACCGAGTTTGCTGAATTCGTCTGTGGCAGATTTTCCTTGTATGTCTTTTATTTTCGAGGCAAAATAGGCAACTTTATAATTGATGTTCAGATCTATAATGTCAACATTGTCGCCTGTGAAAATATAGTTGTAAACTTTTTTTACGTAATTCTCATAGGTGAACCCTGTGCTAGTGCCTGGTTCGGCCAAAGAATATGCATGTACCTTGTACGGTCTTACATGGTATATAATTTTTTTTGGATGTGATCCTCGTATTCTGTCGAACCTTGAGTTGTCTGGAATAGCATTTGCATCAATGAAAAAATAGTCAAAAAACATGGAGTTTTCGTCGCCCCCTCCCTTGATCTTTGTTAGGAAGTTTTCTAATGAAAATTCATTCTGGAACCTGGGCAGAGATTTCATTAATTCGGTGATAATCGTCAATAGGTTATCACTCTGTTTTACTTGTCCTGCTTTTCTCAGTATAGCTCGTTCACGTGCATCTAGATTTTGCCCGCCTATTGCAATGTCGCCCATACCTAGGTTGGTCGCTGATGGCACTTCACTGGCAAAAGATTCGTCTATGGTGATTTGGAATGTGTCTTCTTTGCCTTCCTCACCAAATTTCTGTACAGATTCTTGCCTAAGTTGTTCGTTCATTATGTCCTGTAGATTCTTCATTGTCTCCGAGAGCGTATCCCCCGTATTAATAACTCCCGTTGTCCGTAGATAAGTGAACCTATTCACAAACGGAAACTGATTGAAAGGTATTGCCTTGACCGTATATGTTGTGCCACCCTGGTTAACATCAAGCTCCATGTTGGTTAATTTGATTGGAATGACTCTTTTTAAATTTTCTGCCTGCTTAGGAGTTATTGTATTACCAAATTCATCCATACCTTCGAACTCCATCGACAAAAGGTAAGGTGCATCGATATGATCCAAGAAATCATTGTTAGCGGCGGCGCCTCTAATTTTTTCAAGTAGCGATATTCCTAAAGGTTCGACTATGGTCATGTCTATGTTTGTGACAGACGTAAGTCTCCTTTGACTATTCAATCCTGGAATGTTGTTCATTTGCACACGTTGGAAGTATAAGTCTCTGCCTTCTTTGAGCTTTGCCTTTGCACTTCTCAAGGCTTCTTTTGCGAGTGGCGATTGCACTGCTTTTTTGTTTTCCGCATTTAGTGTGCCGTCGGTTGCGTTGGGATCGCCAATACCCCCTGATCTGATAATAATGTCATGAGCTTTTGAACTCAAAAGTAAACCAGGATCTGCAATTTCAAATCTGTTCAATGCACTCAAAGTGAATATTACGTTGTAACTTGCAAATTTGAACAATGGATTGGGTACAGCAGATACTCTTTCTGTTTTCTTGTCTTCTAATACCGTTTTTTTTGCAAGGAATGTGTCGTCAAAGTTAGAACTCGAACTGTTATTAAAATTAATGGCCATTTTACAACCCTAGATCTCTTAATACATTTTCTTTCTTTGGAAGCTGTATAATAACCCCGGGTTTGAAATCATATATGGGATCTTCTATTTGGTCTGGATTTCTCTGTGCGAACACCCACCAAAGCCTCGGTGATCCATAAAGGTCATATGCCAACAGATCTGGTCTGTATGCATATGTTCTTTCAATGGTGTAAGACTGATCATCATTCTCCGCAGTCAACGTTCTAGGATTGAGAACATCCAAGTAATCTCCTTGTTCTCCTGTTTCGAAATATGGTGATGTGTTTGAATATTTTACCATTAAATGAATCCTACCTCATCGCTCTGCGAACCGTTCAATTCTCCTCTGACAAATTTCTTCATTGAGAAATTCTTGACACTGTCTCTGCTGTAGATAGGAGTCACCAACACCGAGATGTTTGAAAGTGTAGGAGCCCAAGTTTGTGATTCACCGGCATCTAACGGCGCAAGTCCGGCTCTCTGTCTCGTTCTATCTGTTTTTAAACCAGATTCGTTTTGTTTTGTAGAAATATAATCTATGCCTGGTCTAAGTTCTACGTTGAATGTGTTGAGCACGACCGGAACCTTGTTGAACATATGGTCTCCGTATCCGTACAAGTGTAATATTGGTGGCGGATTTCCTTTAAGTCCTGCTAAACCATCGTCTTTTCCAAAGAACATTTTTGTAGCTGTTCTTAGAAAATTAACAGTTGCCACCCAATGCTTGGCATCTTCCTGATTCTGTACAGGAAATTCTCCAATGATATTCAAGGAGTCAACTTGTGAATTCTGATAGGCCTGGTGTGGATAGTTGCTGTGAGTCATTGCCATTGCATCGTAGTTTGCGGAATGCTGTATAACCATCGAAGGCGTAAGTGGCCAAAACATTCCATTGGACGGTTTCAACGGTGCCATGATAGGATTATTCTCAAAATCAAAAAACGTAGATAACGGACCTGGTGGAACTGCTAGTCTCACACGCCACTCGTAGTCTTCGTTTCTACCTGACCATTTAGCCCTTGCATTTACCAACTTGCTGTCTGTAGCGATGCCGGCACCTGTAAGTCTGCCCAAGGTCCTGTCGAATATCCCTTGTCCTGTGTCCTTGATTATTTTTCCTAATCCTTCTATCATTTAAATGGTTGCTTTCCTTTTAAAAATTTTGTATACTTTAACTATATTTATAGGCATAATAATAGGCGCATTTAATATCCATACGATACAATTCAACAGACCTGTTTGTGGTCATTTTACATTAATTTTACATTAATAATACTGGAGAATTATGAAAAGAGTAAAGTACCTAAACAACCGAGATCTATTGGCACAAATACATGCCAGTAAGAACACCTACTGCTCGTATGTTACGCCCGACGAGGATTCACAATACGATTTAATTGTGCCGAATCTGAAGAAACTAAATCCAAGTGCAGTATCCCAGGCCAGAAAAGCCAAAGCAAAAAGACTTACACAACAAGCATGGGAAGATGCAAAAGCATCCGGAGCCAAAAAAATTAAACTATCGGATTTCACTGTTTCTCCTAGAAAAATTGAAAAGACAGATTTAGTGTTCAGAGTTATGATGTTTGATCATATACCCCTGGACAGTGAAAGAAAGAAAAACCCAAAACAGACAGCGGATCATCACTCAAAGGTCAACTTTCCACCATTCCAACATTATAGGCTAGACAAAAAAGATAAACCTTTATGCGTAGGCAAGTCGCACTGGATTGGAGGAATGAGCAACGGACACTTCTCCGCAGACCATGGGAAGATGACAAATCAACTAGCAATGATGTACATGAAACTTTGTGAACGTTATGGAACACGAGCAAACTGGCGAGGCTACACTTACAACGATGAAATGCAATCACAAGCACTGATGCAATTATCTCAGATTGGTCTACAGTTCGACGAATCAAAATCAGATAACCCTTTTGCATACTACACAGCGGCCATAACAAACAGTTTCACAAGGATACTAAACATTGAGAAGAAAAACCAATCGATACGAGACGATCTGTTAGAATACAATGGAATGACTCCATCGTTCACAAGACAGAACGAGAACACCACCGCAGGTCCTTCATACAAGGAGATGATGAAGACAGCACACGGCGATGTTATGCAGGTTAACAAAACCGGTATTACGAAACTAAACAGAGTGCTAAAGAAAAAAGGCAAGATTGAAACAAAAGACTTTGAAACTGTTAATTCTAAAAAAGTTGATTTAACCAATCACCAACCAATTGTAAAAAAGAGATGGTAATATAAATGGCATTCTTTAAAAAAGTTGCTTGTTTTACAGACATACACTTCGGTATGAAGGGTAATTCTAGAATACACAATGATGATTGTGAAAATTTTGTAAAATGGTTTATAGAGCAAGCCAAAGCAGAAGGCTGTGAAACTTGTATATTCCTAGGTGATTGGCATCATCATAGAGCCAGCACGAACGTTTCAACAATGAACTACACCGTTTCTAATATGGAGAGATTAGGTGCGGCGTTTGAAAAAGTATATGTAATAATGGGCAATCACGATTTATTCTACAGAGAAAAGAGAGAAATTAATTCTATGGAATTTATCAGGAACATACCAAACATACATCTTGTTAATGAATGGCTTGTCGAAGATGACGTTGCAATTATTCCATGGATAGTGGGTGACGAATATAAAAAGATTCAAAAAATGAAGCAACAATATGTTTTTGGTCACTTCGAACTGCCGTATTTCAAAATGAATGCAATGGTAGAGATGCCAGACGTAGGCGGAATACAAACTGACCATTTTGCAGGTTGTCAACAAGTGTTCTCAGGACACTTCCATAAAAGACAACAAATGAAAAACGTAACTTACATGGGTAACGCATTTCCACACAACTACGCAGATGCATGGGATGATGATCGAGGCATGATGGTTATAGAACACGGAGGAAAACCCAAGTATATAAATTGGCCAGAGATGCCGAGATATATCACTATTAAAATAAGTGAATTGTTAGAGGATCCAGAAAAATATTTAAAACCAAAGATGTATGTGAGGGTAACACTCGATGTGAAAATATCATACGAAGAAGCAAACTTTATCAGAGAGACTTTCATAGACAAATACGAACTGCGAGAACTACAACTAATACCGGAGCAGATTGATCAAGCACAACAGCCTACCGTTGAAGTGCAAAAATTTGATAGTGTGGACCAAATTGTAGTGAAACAGCTACAAGGCGTAGACTCGGAAACATATGACAAAAACGTACTAACAGCAATTTACAACGATCTAGATGTCACAAATTAGTAAGAAAAAATTGATTAAAGTTTTAAAAGGCGATATTGAGGTACAGCCAACTAGGGAATCATTGTTGGATCGAATGGCAAAACCTGTGACACAAGAGGAATGGCTAAAGGGATATCATAAATGGGTACAGGATCAAACACTATCCACACCGTTGTCGGAATACGAAGCAATAGAGAATATAGGGAAAAAACACAGAAAGAAAACGAATGTTAACGATTAAAGAATTAACTGTTAAAAACTTTATGAGTGTGGGCAATCAAGTCCAAGCAATTAATTTTGCCAATAAAAATCTTGTGCTTGTGATTGGTGAGAACATGGACCTCGGCGGTGATGATGCTGGTGCTAGGAACGGTACTGGTAAGACTACAATTATCAATGCACTATCCTATGTGTTTTTTGGTGAAGCACTAACAAACATCAGAAGAGATAATCTCGTGAACAAAACTAACGAGAAAGGAATGTTAGTAAGTGTCAAATTTATTAAAAACAATGTCGAGTACACAATAGAACGTGGAAGAAAACCTCAAATATTTAAATTCTATGCAAATGATATTGAACAAAACATAGAAAGCAACGAAGCACAAGGTGAGAACAGAGAAACGCAAGTAGAGATCAATAAACTAATGGGAATGACCCATTCTATGTTCAAGAACATAATTGCATTGAACACATACACACAACCGTTCTTATCGACGAAGGCAAACGAACAAAGAGAAATAATCGAACAATTACTTGGTATAACTTTACTTTCACAAAAAGCAGATCTGTTAAAAGAAAAACAAAAAGCAACAAAGCAAATACTAACGGAAGAAAAATTAAAAATTGATGCCAGGGTCACTTCAAATGAAAAGATACAGGAATCGATCGAAAGTCTAAAGATAAGATCTAATGCATGGGCCAGTCAGAAAGACAAGGACATAGCAAGTTTCAAAGAAGCAATAGCAGAGCTAGACAAAGTAGACATTGTAAAAGAGCTAGATGCACACAAGAGATTATCTAAACATAATGAGATGCAGACTGCATTGAGAAGTCTAGAGAAGGAAAAAGCATATCATGAGGATTCATTAACTAAAGCAGAAAATACAGTAGACAAGACAGAGAAGGATCTAGAGTTTGCAGAAGCGGCCAAGTGTCCAACTTGCGAACAGGAACTGCACGACGACAAGCACGAACATCTGGTCGGAAAACTTAAAACAACACTAACTGAATCAAAAGAATACACAGAGAAACTTACAAACGATCTTGCAAAAATACAACAGGACGTAGATACCATAGGCGATCTAGGCAACATACCAGACACGTATTACGATACAATAGATGAAGCATACAACCACAAGGGTTCTTTACAGGATCTAAAACGCCAGTTAGAGCAGACTGAGAAAAAAGAAGATGTGTATGCAGAACAAATCGAGGAAATGGAAAGTAAAGCAATACAGAAAGTTGATTTTGAGAAGGCAAACGAACTAGAAGACCTGCACAGACACCAAGAGTTCTTGTACAAGCTATTAACAGCAAAAGATTCATTCATAAGAACAAGAATCATAGAGCAAAACTTAACATACTTGAATCAAAGACTTGCATACTTCCTGGGCAAAGTAAAACTGCCACACACAGTTACTTTCCAATCAGACCTAAGTGTTCGTATCGAGGAACTGGGTAGAGAACTGGACTTTGATAACTTGAGCAGAGGTGAGAGAAACAGATTGATATTGAGTCTGAGTTGGGCATTCAGAGATGTGTGGGAAAGCCTTTATCAACAGATCAACTTGTTGTTCATAGATGAATTAATAGATGCTGGTATGGATATATCGGGGGTTGAAAGCTCAATGGCAGTTTTAAAAGACATGAGTAGAACACAGAAGAAGAACATATTCCTAATCTCTCACAAAGACGAATTGGTAAGCAGAGTAAACTCTGTGTTAAAAGTTGTAAAAGAGAATGGATTTACAAACTATGCCAATGACGTTGATATTATTGTTTAATATTTCCTAGTAGTTTTCCAATGGAATACAGTTTATCATCTTTATCCTTGACCACATAAAAGAACATAGTTGGTTCAAGACCTAACTTATCACAGATTTGTTGATTTATTTTTCCATATTTTTCCCATCCGTAGTCCCTGGGTATGTTGTCCATCATAAAAGATCCACATGCTGTTGTTAGCTCGTTATACTTTTTCTGTGTGCTGATCAGTGTGCATGAATCCATTGTACGCTGTCTGGACCATCTTAACCCTACCCTGTTCCAAGTGAAATTGTACTTGGACATGCTCATGGCGAAGGATTTTATGTTGGGATGATCGAAGTTGAAGTCAAACCCTTTTGCGGCCGTGACCCAAGCACAATCAATGTGTATATCAATTCCCTTCTGTTCACACTCCTTTAATACTGTTTGCCATTCCGGCCTATTACCGTAGAAGTAGTTTGGCAAAGATACTATAAGAGGTTTTCCGGGTTCGAGGTTTCCAGGATTGGTGTGTTTTTTGCCCATGACTGTGTAGTAGGCGTATTCCTTTCCTAGTATCTGAATATTCCATTTGTGTTTGCTGGCCAGACTCTCTATGAAGTGTGTGCAACCCATTATCACATCAACACAGGGAAATTTGTCCCATCCTTGTAAATCATTAATTTTTGTGGACCTGAACCAATCACCGGCCTTTTCTACAAATTTGTCATGGTCAATATCTTTTTGTGGATCACTATACCAACTTTTTTTAAGTTTGGACAAATGCTCATCATGTACAGGCGAAAGCTGTGTGTCTAGATCTTCTATCTTTAAATTAACAATATCTAACATACATGCTCTTCCTCAAATTATTGTTTTCACTTACTGTACCTGTGGTTCCATGCAGACTCACCGAATTGTTGAGCAAGGCATAACCGCAGTTGTACTTGTATTTAAATGTGTCAATCACTTCGTTCGTGCTATTAAAAATGCAGGTCCCTACGTTGTCACCTTCGCCTAAATATATTTGTAATGCCAACTTTATCCTTGAATCATCTAGGTGAGGAAATAGCTTATATCCCTCGTAATCAAACCAAATATCCACACTTTCAAACTTCAAATCTGTTTTGAATTTTGATCCCAGGGCACTTGTAATTTTAGTACTGCTGAAAAAAATTTTTAACTTTTTCATAATCGTTTCATTGTAATCCACTCTTAGTCTTGGCTTATTGTGCTGTCTCTCTAACTTGGTACACTTCAAATTGTGGATTTCCAACTCATTTAACACTTCCATTCCAAAAAATTCATTGAAATGTTGGTAATATATTCCTTCTTTTATCAGAAGTGGTGATTTTTCTATTGACGAAACCACATCTTGTGTGCTTAAATGTAACATATGTTAATTAATTATATCGTACGACAATAGAAGGAGAAAAAACATATGTCAAATGAAACACATGAGTCAATCATGACAGCAATACAAACCTACTCAGAAGAGAATGGTAAGTTCGTTGAAAAAGGTGTTAAAGCTTCGGCAACAAGAGCCAGAAAAGCATTAGCAGAATTATCAAAGCTGATCAAAGCAAGAAGAAAAGAGATTCAAGAAGTTAAGAACGCGGCAAAGACAGCGGCGTAATTTTCCTTAACATTTAAAGTCTAGAACCCTCGGAATGAAAGTTTCGGGGGTTCTTGTTATGTGAAGTAATTTTCTTTAGTACCTTCTCTGTAAAGGTCCTGCGTTATACAATGTATACCGTTATCCCAAAAAGTCCTATCTCTAAATCTACAAACAATAGGGTTAATGTTGTGACTTTCTAAAAAGTTAAAAAGTTTTCTATTGACTGCCGGGACTATGCAATTAGATTCGTCTATTGAAAGTAAGTTGACATCAAAATTGCTTTCTAGATAATCACCACCCCAATCGTGCTTTATGGGTTTTTCATTTTCTGCTTTATCTAAATAACAAATTTCCCAATTGGGATAAATGTCCTCTAGGTCAGGAAGCTCAGTTGTGGATACAATCACTCCCGGTTTGAGAATACTGTAAACACCGTCCATGTGCCATCCATGCCTTGTTTTATAAATTTTATAATCTTGTCTATGTAGTATGTCGGTGATTTTATTTTCTGCTTCTAGAGAAACGTGTTTGCTGACGTCCCAGTGTATATGACTGCCACACCTTATCATGTTTCCGCTGGATATGTCATTGCCCAAGAACCATTCTATGTTGTCCCGGTCTATCTGTTTTATAATATTTTTATAACCTGGTATTACTTTTCCAACAAAAAGTTTTTCACCCAGAACAATGAAATAATCACGTGGTGATAACGGAGGTCTTTTAGTCAGATCCTCTATCTCGGGCCTGTAACATCTTACTCCGAAATTTTCTAATATTTTTATAATGTAGGCAAAATCCTCTTCTGTACGTTCCATTACACCTTTTAAAATTTCAGGTACATCTGCTTTTGGTGTTGCCCTACCAACAATACAGTGTTTCAAAGGTTGAAAAGTTGTGTAGCCTTTTACAGGTATCATTTTTTGATAATGCCTTTTCCGTGTACTCTAACACGGATATGACCATTATAATAATCATTAGTTTCCAAGACCTTACGTGAGAACTGCTCTCGTGCTTCCACGTATGAAAGTTCTGACCTCGATCTACAGTAGAACAGTATTTCTCTCTTGAAATTTTCCTTGCCCAGTTTGAGAATGTCTATGGTCAACTCGTCGCTGGATCCGTAGTAATCTTGCCAGTCACTGTCCACTTTATATCTACGTTTGTTCTTTCTTCCCTTGAGAGGAGCCCTGGATCTTTTGAACCTTGCAAGTTTCTTGCCTATGTATTTCCTACCGTTGGTTGTATTTGTTATCTCGTAAACAAATCCCTCGCAGTCCTCAGGCAAAATGGTAATATCGTTTCCTTGGTATGTCCAGTGCATGTTGGTATTTAAAGCCAAAAAGATTGACCAACTTTTTTATCTATGTTATATAGTAGTGAAGGGCAACAGCATCCTTCCACCAGGCAAACAAATTTCCCCATAGGCAAACATAGCATCTTCTCAGTGAGCAG